AAAACCAGAAACAGAAAGAAAACCAGAAACAGAAAGAAAACCAGAAACAGACACCACTGAAAGTGTACCAAAATATGATTTCGCAGAAGGATTTGTAAATCTGGATGATGAACAGGTTAAAGAACTTGCTAAACGACAAGAAAATGTTCTATTGAAACAAGGTATTGCTCAAGCGGTACAATCACAAATAACCAAAATTAAAACTGAGATTGAAGGGACTAAAATGTCTTTGCAAGGAATCGATCTAGAAATAAAAAACAGAAAAGAAAGAAAGGAAACAGAAGGATTTTCAGACAATCAAGTAACGACTACAGATGATTATGCAATGTCTAGTGGAGATATTGCGGAATTGTCAGACGGCCAATTACAAAAGCAAAGAATCTTAATCAAGGAAAACCTAAAAAATGCGGAAGATAGACTTGAAGCAAAAATGGGAAAGAAAGAGGGGTTTCATAGTAGAACAGATCCAGAAGAAGAATTGAAACAAACAGGTGAAAATATCGAAGCAAATGCAAAAAATATTGCAAAAATGGCAGAAAATACAACATTGACAGATGCAGAGTCACTACTTGTAGAAGCGAATAACGAACTTGAAGAACTAAAAGATAAAATGGGTATTTCGCAAGGAAAATTAAAAGATACGTTTTTACTTGAATGTGACCCAATAATCAATATTGACAAAAACAATCGTCCGTCTGACCCTTTTACGATTCTATATTACGTTGCAGTTATTGTACTAAATATCCCTTCAGTAATTATAAAATTTTTATCCAGATTTTTGTTCAAACTTCTTTCAGGGAAAAGTAGTCAAACCGTGGAAGATGCATTTGATACTGAAACTATCCGTAAGACATTCGTTGAAATGGGTTATATTTTCTTAACATTTTGGTTAACGTATAATGTACTGTTTTTTTCACAAAATCCAAAAGTACTAAAGTCAAAAGGTCCATGGACAAAATTCAAATGGATTCCTATCAATATTTTTAAAAAAATAGCAATTGTACTGTATTATCCAACCGAATATTTGTTACGAACGATTACCGAAAATATCAATCCATCATTTGAATACGTGAGAGTAGAAAAGTATAAACCAATCAATTTCATGTGGGTTTTCTTTGTCTCAATGTTTTTTATTTATAATTACTTGCCTAAATTCCGTGAAACATTCTTTAACTCTTTCATTACGAGAGACCAATTCCCAAAATGTGATGGTATGGTAACATTATTATTAGTTATGCGGTATTTGATCATGTATTTTGGTCCTTCTTTCTCAAACGCAGTATCTTGGTACGTCAGTATTCCCTCATATGGATTAACGCGTATTATCCCATTTATCTTTGTGGTAATAATGGTTCACGCTTGGGCAGGTGCTGCACAATTCGCAATCTGTATATCTATCTTCTATTATATTCTGGGACCATTTTTTATTAAAGAATCTGGGTTTACAACAACGCCGACAGAAATGAATAAATTGTACAGTAATTACGCTGGGGCAGGTGAACGGTCTTGTACAAACACTGGTGCTAGTTTCATGGAAAAGTTAAATATGTTGTTAGGTACATATGTACTACACGAAATAAAACCTACAAGTAAAATTAAATGGTCCACTTTTTATTACTGTATTATGATTCTCTTTTTTATTTATCGTATGATACAGATTGAATATATTACAGATTCAAACGTTCGAATTTTCACTGGTATATTCGGAGGTGTCGGAATGGTTATTTGTCTCGGGTGTATCTCATTGATTCACTTCTTTAAAAAACTTCAAAAGTCAGGGTTACAAATCGGTGAAAGTAATCAATTTAAGATTGATGTTCCTGATCTAAATGAAGATGATACCAAAACCCAATAATTATATATAGATGAATAACCGTAAATAATTATATAAACATCTCGCTACAATCTTCTTATAATATTATACAATGTCCAACAAAAACAAGGGAAAGAAAAAATCGAGTCAATATCCATTTGTAAGCGTATGTACACCTACATTCAATCGACGACCTTTTATTAAAACAATGTTACAATGTTTCCGTAATCAGGATTATCCTAAAAGTCGTATTGAATGGATTATTATTGACGATGGTACGGACAAAGTGGTTGATCTAATAACTGAAGCAAATATTCCACAGATACAGTACATATCGGTGGAAAATAAAATGTCTCTCGGTGCAAAACGAAACTTTATGCACTCCAAAACAAAGGGGTCAATTATTGTATATATGGATGATGATGATTATTATCCACCTGAACGTATTTCTCACGCAGTAGAACGATTACAAGAGCGAAAGGATGCACTGTGTGCTGGTGCAAGTGAAATATATGTGTACTTTAAGCATATTAATAAAATGTATCAAGCAGGTCCATATGGTCCTAATCACGCAACTGCTGGTACATTTGCTTTTCGACGTGAATTGTTGGACCAGACTAGTTATGAAGACCGTGCCGCTTTAGCTGAAGAAAAACATTTCTTGAAAAATTATACAATTCCGTTTGTACAATTAGATCCACTAAAAACGATTCTCGTTTTCTCTCATACACAAAACACATTTGATAAAAAAAAGTTATTGGAAAATCCAAGCACACTATTTGTAGAATCGTCTAAAACCGTAGATATGTTTATACGGAATTCGGACGAAGAAGAAATAAAAAATTATTTTATGAGGGATATTGACAACGCATTAAAAAAATATAAACCAGGAGACCCAATATTAAAACCAGATGTTTTAGTTCAAATGAAGGAAATAGAAATAAGACGAGACAAAATGATTGAAGAAGCTAAGAAAAACGGAACGGGGGTACAAGTAATGATGCGTGGCCCTGATGGAAATGAACGTCAATTAAACCACACTGAAATTGTACAGTTACTAAAACAACAACAAGAAGACAACAAATTAAAAAACGAGAGAATTAATCAATTACAGCAGACAATAGAGAAATTAAGATATGAATTGTCTCAACATGAAAACAATACTTTAAGGACATTACCAAAAAAAGAAGAAGAAGAAGAAGTAACTAGTAGTACAATCCACTTTAACGCAAACTCTATTTTGGTACCCGAAATTGAATGCTAATTTATTTATTTGTCTTTTCTGTTTTAGCAAAGTGGTTATACGTTGGAACCAATGTAGTTGTTGGTATTGTTTTTACAACATTATTCTTTTCAATATTATCTAATATATTTTTATTTTCTGCTTTGTCATTCTTAAATGTGGTATTCATCAAATAAAACATATTTTCAATACCATAAATATCCTTCAACCATTTCACAAAAACGCCTTCAGGATATGATTCTAGAATTTCTATTGTCGTGTCGCCTTTGGATCCTCGTTTTTCACTATCGGGTGATTGACGATAATTATCATCCATTGTAAGTGCAACTTGATTCGTAGTTAAACGAATATCTTTTTTTACTACATAATTTTCTTTCGGTATGCGGTTTACTGTTGTTAATGGCGACGTAGGGAAGAACCGTAACGTAAATAAATCGAATAAATTTACTCCATTCAGTTTTTCCAATATAGTTGCATAATTACCTGCATTAGAATTATTATTGGTCGACGAGTTTCGTAAAGTATCCACTAAATCGTTGACGTAAAAAACCCATTTCGAAGCTTCATCTGGGGCTTCATTCGCCCTTTTAGCATACTGTCCATATGTTCCATCTGGTTGTGGTTGTGTGTCTGTGAATATTTTTTCTCCGCTCAATATTTTTACCTTGTAATAGAATTCAGATAATTTTTGTTATGTATAACCTAATAATTCTTCGATATTTTCGTTTGAAATTATGTTTCGTTTCTCATCGAAGGTCTTTGAAATTTCGTTTTTGACTTTTGTACGAAAGTCATCTCCACCCCCTTTTTGTCGTTTCATTTTTTTAGTTCGTCTTCTAGTTCTTCTTGGCATTGTACAAATAAATATATTGTGTAGAGTATCTTTACAATATATTTATAAAAAATTTATTAGTACATCTTGTTATTCGAACGACTATTTTTTCTTCGGCGTGTATCATAATTCTTCTTTCTAAAATAATATTTGTTGTGTTTTTTTTTTCTTGGAAATCTTTTCATTGTAACACTATGAGACAACTGTTCGCCATTATTACTACGATTACTATTATTTCGTTGACTAACTTCTTCAATATCCTTCATATCATCTACATCTGTATCGATTTGAGTTTCTGATTGTGGTAATGTCGGTGTTTTTATATTTGCCTGTTTTAATGATACAGTCGGCGTCTTCTCTCTATTATTCAGTATACTGTCACTTTTTTTCTCTCCAGGTGTATATTTCAAAAACCAATATTCATAATCATCTGTACCACGTTTATTTCGAAGTTCGGTGAACTTTTTGGCTTTCTCACTTCGCATTGTCTCTAATGTAGGTTGTTTACCATAACACTTAATACTAAATCTTTTCAATAATCCGTGTTGTGACAATCTGTTTCGTTGTTCTACCATAAATAGAAATTGAGACATACATAGAAGACGCTCTTTGAAATGAGAATAATAATCCCGATCTGCATAATAAAATGCTAAATATAAAGTCAACATAGTATCAATCGTTGCAACCCGAATGTGTTTGTCTCGAATAATCAATTCGTTATAACTATGACAAGCCATTGGTTTGTAAATAAAACATACTGTATCGTCCCCTACTTTCACTTCTACATGGAATGGAACAATCTCTCCTATCGCTTGATGTTCTTTTATTGTCACTTTGGAAAATGTATCAGTCGTCATTTTCTTTACCAATTTTGTCGCACACATTTTGGGGTCGTCGTGTAGTACATCAAAATCGGGAATTGCACGTACTAAACGTTTTTGTGCACGAGGCATATAACGTGTATACAAACTACTCGCATATCCTCCAAAGAAAACCGCTTTTTCATCAATAAAATGGTCTCTTGTCAAGTAATATAGACGCTCTGAATCATACATACTATCCATACTATTCATAGTTCTCTGAAAATCGACTAAATAACAATGTTTGTTATGAAGAGGATAATGATTATTTAACAATGTTAGACGTTTTAGTACCTTTTCCCAACGAGAGACATCGCCTTCAGGACGTGACAATTCTAAAAACATGTTCATTCGCAAAAAATTCGCGGGACAATATTTAATACCTTGTTTTACAATCGCTTCTTTACTAATATTGTTGAAAATATCTGGATGTAATTCTGTAATATCCGCCATTGGAATGAAATTCACGAAAACTTTGAACGTACCCGCGTGTACGCCTGATTTCGCTTCCACATCCGTATAACCCGCGTTGAAGTAAATATCTGCTAATTCTTTGGCGTGTGATAAAGGTGTTGGTGAAAAAAAATCATAATCTGGTATTTCTACATCTCGATTGTAAAATTGCGACTCTTTTGGTAAAATATTATTAATCGCTGTACCCCCGTAACAAATACATCCCTTGTCTTTCAAGAACTTTTCTACAATTTTTATCATTTTAGACACTTCTGGACTGTTTGCCGTTTTTTTATTATTAATCATTTCTGTATCATCAACTGCTTGACGTAAAATTGCTAATTCACAATCTTGAAAAGTCATATCTGTTGTACATAAATCTGTACCAAATTTTTGTTTTTTTTCTTTACGTGTGTTCATTAAAATTATTATTATTATTAAACTATATATTGTACAGATAAAAATGATAAGATAATAATATTAAATAAAAAAAAAAAGAGTTAGAGTTGGTCAGGATTCGATTACTGGTTGAATCCTTAAACATACATTGACATCATACTACTATTAATAGTATCGTTGCTTTTTATCAATATATCTACGTGTTTCTTTTGTACTGTAAAGGGAAATTGGACTTCTCCGATCTTCATATCATTTTCAAACATGTTTGAATTAGGTTTCATTAATCGGAATAGATTTAGTTTTGTATGAATAATTTCCAAGCATCGTTTTAAATTTCTCACTCCTTGCTCGCCCTTACTAAACTGTTCATTCTCAATGATATATTGTAAAGTATCATCAGGAATAATCACTTCTTCTTCAGTGAAATTCACTTGTTCACGTATTTTTGGAAGCAAATGTTTTCGCGAAATGATAACTTTTTCCTTCGCATCATATCCTTTTGTTTCAATCCTGTACATACGATCTTTCAAAATTGGATTCACTTTGGATTCATCGTTATAAGAGAATATAAATAAACACTTGCTCAAATCAAAGTCAACTTCCGAAAAGTATTTGTCATGATATTGTCCATTCTGCGTAGTATCAGTCAAATGTGTAAGTATGCTAGCAATCTCTTCCCCTTTAGGTGTATCACTGATTTTATCCAATTCGTCAAAGTAAATTACAGGATTCATACATTTACTCTCCATTAATATACTTACAATCTTCCCCCAAGAACTGCCTTCATATGTATACGAATGCCCTTCCAAGAAACTAGAATCGCCTGTACCGCCTAATGCAATGAATGCAAATTCTCTTCCGAGGATTTTACTAATACCATCTTTTACTAACGTTGTTTTTCCTGTACCCATTGGCCCTTTGATCGCAATTGCAGTACCCATAGCCGATGGATTCGAAATCCATTGTCCAACCATTTGTAGAATCTGCAATTTGGCATCGTTTAGACCGTACACACAATCATCTAATGTCATCTTTGCGGTTTCAATAAACGTATGACATTTATCAACACCATCAGATAATTTCACATCTAAACTCTTATATATTCCATATGGTACTCGCATAAAACCGTCAACCCAGTTCTTCATTTTATAATATTCCGAATCACTTGGTTCCATTGATTTCAACACATTGAGTTTCTGTAAGGCAATCACTTTAAATTTAGGCGGAATATTAGATTCCAATAATGCAAGTCTATATGGTTTATCGATATTTGTAAACGCATTGATTTCTGACAAATCATTCATTATCTTCATTTGTTCTTTATGTGATAATTTCTTTTTGAAATATGACAATTCATTTGTATTACGTTTTTCTTCGCCTTTGGAAACTAATTTATAATAATCACTCGCATTCTGTTTTCGTTCTTTTCTTACCAAATCTACAATCGATTGTCGACATTCATCAATCGCATTCTTCAAAATTTTACTGTTTGGTTTAGTGGTAAGTTGGTGAGTCAATTCTTTCTTCAATTGCGACAATTCTGCATAATGACTCTCAACGGATTGTCTATCCTCATTTTCATTTTCATTATTCTTTTTGCGTTTCTTATCACTTTTGGATATTTTTGAATTCTTTTTACCGTTTACTTTTCCCTTTTTATCTTCCTTCTTGTTTTTTTCGGTTGTATGTAGGTAATGTTCTTTCATAAACATCATTTCATCGTCACTGTCACATATTTCATTTTTATCTTCTTTTATCATTTCGTTGTATTCGACTTCATCTGTATTCCAAGATCCACCACCACTCGCACCAAAATTGTCAAATGATAAAATAATTCCAGGACCTTTCGTTTTTTCTTCTTCTTCATCTTCTGTACAATAGTCAGAGTCATCATCTTCGTCATCATCCTCCTCTTCCGCGCGAATACGTTTTTTTGATTTTGCCGATTTACTTGTTTTTACTGTTTCTTTTGATTTCTTAGTCTTCTTATGATCATTATCAATTGTAGAAGTATTCGACTTCTTGTGTACAGTCTTCTTTTCTTGAATCTGTTTCTTGTTTTTCTTTTTTGTAGGAGATTCTTCTTCATCTGTTTCTTCTTCATCGTCATCGTCTGTTACCGTATCATAATTTTCTTCATCTGTGGATGCAATGCCGTCATCGTCATCGTCATCGTCATCGTCATCG